TTATTAAATGCACAAAAAGAAGTTAAAGCAGATCAATGGCAAGTTGTAGAATTCCCTGCAATCCTTCCTTCAGGAAAACCTGTTTGGCCTGAGTATTGGGATATAAAAGATTTAGAATCTGTAAAAGCTTCTATCCCAATGTCAAAGTGGAATGCACAATACATGCAGAATCCTACATCTGAAGAAGGAGCTTTAATAAAACGTGAGTGGTGGAAACCTTGGGAAGATGATGAACTCCCTGCACTTCAACATGTCATACAATCTTACGATACAGCTTTTATGAAAAAAGAAACAGCGGACTATTCAGCTATTACAACGTGGGGTGTTTTTCGTCCTTCAGAAGATGAGCCACCTAATTTAATTTTAGTTGATGCTCTTAAAGGTAGATATGAATTCCCTGAATTAAGAAGAATTGCTTTAGAACAATATGGTTATTGGAATCCTGAAACCGTTATAATCGAGAGTAAGGCCTCAGGGCTTCCCTTAACTTATGAGTTGCGTAAGATGGGTATTCCTGTTATAAATTTTACACCTAGCAAAGGCAATGATAAGCACACTAGGGTAAACTCGGTTTCACCTCTATTCGAGAGTGGCCGAATATGGGCGCCCAAAGAAATGGAGTTTGCTCAAGAAGTAATTGAGGAGTGTGCAGCATTTCCTTATGGGGATCATGATGACTTGGTAGATAGTATGACCCAAGCTGTTATGAGGTTTAGACAAGGTGGACTAATAGCTCACCCAGAAGATTATGAGGAAGAAAAAATTCCTCCACGACAAAGGACATATTATTAATGGAATACGAAACTTATGCAGATGTAATTGATGCTTATAATCGTGATGATGAGGGTTACGCAACCTTGACTGATTACATAAAAGGTAATAGAATAAAAATCAAAGAAGTTGAAATGTCTCCTATGGAAGACATGGAAAAAATTTTAAGAGGCGGCAAAGCTGGCGGAGGAATTATGAGAAAATTTTATGCACTGGGTGATGAAGTAGAAGAGTTTCAAGAAGACGAGTTAGATACAATAGAGTTAATGAAAGATCAAAATATTCCTTATGGTGAACAAGTTAAAATGGATAAATCAGGTATCATGAATCAAGCATCAGGGATCAGACCTGAGGTTAGCATAGAAGAAGTTGTAAAAGAATTTATTAGAAAAAGAGGACGTAGTCCAAAATCTTTTGAAGAAATAAAAGATTTTTATTTTATGGAAATGGGAACAGCAGATGTATCTACTGATTCAGGTGGCCGTATGGCTAGTTACAAACCAGGTAATTATACTCAAGAAGAATTAGATATGTATGAACAATACAAATATGATATGAACGAGCAACGACCTGGATTTCCTGTTATGGAAATTGACGATTTTTTAGAAATGGAATATAGTCAAGGCCGAGCAGATGTTCAATCTGGAGGATTAGCAGGCATACTAGGAGTTTAAATTGAAGATCGCTCATTACAATCAAATGATGGCGTATCTGACGCGTAAAAGATTTTCAAATGGTGGTAGCACCCTCGTTCCTAAACCAAATCCCTTATCACAAGAAGAACGAAATCAAAAAGTTTTTAATAACTACGTTGAAAAATTAAAATATTATTTACAAGGCGTTGATATGCCTGAGTGGTTTGTTAAAGATTTAGTTTCTAAGAAAGCTGAGGAGCTGGGTATAGAATTAAAGGCTGATGGTGGAAGGATTAGAGGGGCTGCTTTAGCAATTCCAGTTTTAGCGGCAAAGCCCATTGCTGCAGCTTTAGGAATTTCCCTGGCAGGACTGGGAGGTTGGGCAGGTGCTCAAAAAGTTCAAAACTATATAGAAGAGAATCCAGAACAGACTAAAAAAGTTTTTTCTTTTTTAGATCCTAATACGGCACTTGCTTCAACGTTAGAAGGAATTATAAATAAAAGTGTAACTGATACACCTGCAGGTACACGGATTGGTCCTGATGCAGGTGAAATAGAAAGAGAAGCAGAAAAAATTAGAGAGATGACTAAACCTACAGGTTTTCCTGCAGAACCTCAAATAGATGTTCCGTTAACGACAGGCGAAAAACCAGAAGTTAAAATAGATACAAAAGAAACTTTTCCTGCAGGAGAAAATATTAAACCTATTGCAGAGGGTTTTCCTGCAGAGACAGAAAAGCTTCCAATTATTTTTGAAAATAGAAAAGCAAAAGAAATTAAAAAAACTTTTGATAAGGTTGATAAAGAATATATTGATAGAGACAAAGGTTATGCAGACAGAATAGATGATCTTTATAGTAAAGATTTTGCAGAAAAAGTTAAAAATTTAGCTGATGATAATTATGGTGGAAATGTGCAAAGACTTGCTGGTGACTTAGATATTGAAAGAGTTAGAATAAATACTTTGTTTGGTAAACATGGATTAAAAACAGAGTCTGAAGGAAGAGCAACAGTTCAAAATATTTTTGTAGATAAAGATGAAGATAAACTTTCAGTGACTAAATTAACAGATAATATAAAAGGAAATGAAACATATTTAATTAATAGAGCAAAAGAAAGATTTGATAATTATTCTAAAGATAAAAATAAATTTGTAAATTATAAAGACATTGCAGAAATAATAGGTGTAGATCTCCCTGATAAAACTGCACAAGATTTTTTTCAAACTAAATTAAGAAACGCTAATAAAAAAGTTGGTATTGAAACTAAAAAAGGTTTAGGAAGAGAAGTTTTATATAACTTAGGTGATGCTGTTACTGCCTTAACTAAAGTTAATTTAACAAAACCTGTTAAAGGCACGGGACGAGTGCATGATAAACTAAGAACTGAATTTGAAAGAGGTAACGATAAAATTGGTTACAATACAAGAACTGAAGTTCTTAGAATAGTTAGAGATGCACAAAATAATGTTTTTAATGAGGGTGCAATATTAAAGGCAGGTGAACAATATGGACATGCCGAGGCCATAGCTAATCAACAAAAATATAAAAAACTTTTTAAAAATTCTAACGCTGCAGATATCTCAACTTTGGTCTTTCAAGATCCTATTTTAAATCAAGATGTTTTACAAGCGTACGGATCTGTTAAATCAGGGATAGAACAAAAAAGACAACCTTTTTTAAAAAAGTTAGAATCTTTAGTTGGTAAAAAAGCTACAGCTGAAAATATTGAAATAGCAAACGAAGCCTTAAATGGTTTAAATGAATTAAATGATTTAGCTAGAATACAAATAAAAAGATTTCAAAAAACAAATAGATTTGTAAGAGACCAAGAAAATAGAATACCTGACTTTGAATTAATTTTACCAAAAGAAGGAGGAACTTTTAAAAGCGGATTTTTAAAAATAGATATGTCAAATATTGACCCATCAGTTAGTGTAGGTAGAATTTTAGAAATAAATCCTAACGCTAAAACTTTTAATGATTTAAATAAACAAGAAAAAGAAATTTACAAAGAAAATCTAAAAAGCCAAATGGTAGATTATTTATCTTTTTTCTACAAAGAATCCGGAGCAAACAAAAATGATATTGAAGATTTTGCAGATACTATACTAGAAGCTAAGATTGGAACAAAAGTTAAAAAAGCAGAAGGAGGTTCGGTATATGGCAAATACGCGAAACAAATCGCAGGTATATCCTAAAACCTGGCTCCTGGCGCCTGAATCAGGACCCACGCCTCAGGGGTTGAATATTAATTATAATACTGTTAAAACAGTTAAATTGGAGAAAACAAATGGCAGACAAAACAGACAAGTCCTTAACACAAGGGCCAAGAGGTTCAGTAACAATACCGGGTGAAGAACAGATTCAAGAAACTGTGCAAGAAGTTGCAGTAGAAGAGCAACAAGCACCAGGGCCTGTAGAGACAACCGAGAATGAAGATGGATCAGTTGAAATTAATTTTGATCCTAATGCCGCTTCACCAGAAGGTGGCGATGAACACTACGCAAACTTAGCAGAATTTTTACCAGACGATGTGTTATCAGAAATGGGATCAGATCTTTCTCAAAAATATCAAGACTACCAAATGGGTAGAAAAGATTGGGAGAGAACTTATACAACAGGTTTAGATTTATTAGGTTTCAAATACGATATGAAGACGGAACCTTTTCAAGGAGCAAGTGGTGCAACGCACCCAGTTCTTGCAGAAGCTGTCACACAGTTTCAAGCTTTAGCTTACAAAGAATTATTACCAGCAGATGGGCCAGTTAGAACAGCTGTGATTGGAGCACCTAATCCAGAAAAACAACAACAGGCTCAACGAGTTAAAGATTTTATGAATTACGAGCTCATGGAAAAAATGAAAGATTATGAGCCAGACTTTGATCAAATGCTATTCTATTTACCTTTAGCAGGATCAGCTTTTAAAAAAGTTTATTATGATGAACTTCAAGGAGAGCCAACATCAAAGTTTGTACCTGCAGATGATTTGATTGTACCGTACACTGCTACCTCATTAGAAGATGCGGAAGCAATCATCCATCGGGTAAAGGTTTCTAAAAACGAATTAAGAAAACAACAAGTCGCAGGCTTTTACAGAGACATCGAGTTAGGTCAACCAAGAAATGTTGAAAACGATGTAGAGAAAAAAGAGAGAGAATTAGAAGGCCAAAGAAAAACTCAAGATGATGACGTTTATACTTTGTTAGAGTGCCACATTAATTTAGACATCGAAGGTTTTGAAGATACAGATGAATCAGGTGAGCCATCTGGAATTAAGATACCTTACATTGTAACAGTTGAAGAAGCGACAAGAAACGTTTTATCAATTAAAAGAAATTACGAAATTGGGGATCCGAAAAAAAATAAAATAGATTACTTTGTCCACTTTAAGTTTTTACCTGGACTAGGTTTTTATGGTTTCGGTCTCATCCATATGATTGGTGGTCTGTCTAGAACTGCAACTGCAGCTCTTCGTCAATTATTGGATGCGGGTACGCTCTCCAACTTACCCGCAGGATTTAAAATGCGTGGTATTAGGATTAGAGACGACGCACAATCAATTCAACCCGGTGAGTTTAGAGATGTAGATGCTCCAGGTGGTAACTTAAAAGATTCATTTATGATGTTGCCATTTAAAGAGCCTTCTGCAACTTTATTAAACTTAATGGGTATTGTTGTTAATGCAGGTCAAAGATTTGCATCAATTGCAGATTTACAAGTTGGTGATGGTAATCAACAGGCAGCTGTTGGTACAACTGTTGCTCTTCTTGAAAGAGGAAGCAGAACTATGTCTGCTATCCATAAAAGAATTTACTCTTCTTTAAAATCTGAGTTCAGATTATTAGCAAGAGTATTCAAGTTATATCTACCACCGGAATATCCGTACGACGTAGTTGGGGGTCAAAGAATGATTAAACAAGCAGACTTTGATGATCGGGTGGATATATTGCCAGTTGCTGATCCCAACATCTTTTCTCAAACTCAGCGTATTTCCCTCGCGCAAACAGAGTTGCAGCTGGCAAGCTCAAATCCTCAAATACATAATTTGTATCAGGCGTATAGAAATATGTATGAAGCGTTAGGTGTAAAAGATATTGATACGTTATTAATCAAACCTCAACCACCTCAACCGTTGGATCCGAGTTTAGAAAACATTATGGCTTTATCCGGAAAACCTTTTCAAGCTTTCCCTGGTCAAGATCATAGAGCTCATATAACTTCGCATTTAAATTTTATGGCAACCAATATTGCTAGAAATAATCCGATGGTTATGGCAGCTATGGAGAAAAATGTTTTTGAACATATTAGTTTAATGGCTCAAGAACAGATTGAACTAGAGTTCCCTCAGGAATTAGCACAGATTGCACAGATGACTCAGATGGCTCAACAAAATCCACAGCTTCAACAACAGGTAATGCAGATGTCTCAAAAGATAGAAGCAAGAAAAGCTGTATTGATTGCTGAAATGATGGAAGAATTCATGAAGGAAGAGAAGGCAATTACCTCTCAATTTGATAATGATCCAATTGCTAAGCTAAGATCTAGAGAGTTAGACCTTAGAGCGATGGATAATCAACGTAAAAAAATTGAAGGACAAGAAAAAATTAATCTTGATCGTATGAAAGCGATGATGAATCAACAAGAACATAATGACAAGCTTCAACAAAACGAAGAATTAGCTAAAATGAGAGCTGATACTTCAATTGAGAAGACAATACTTAGTAAAACTATGCCAAATGTGGATAAAATGATACCAAGTGTTGAAATTGAAAAGTACAAAGGAGAAAATAGATGACATTAAACATCAAAAAAGCGATAAAAAAACCTGGAGCACTAAGAAAATCTCTTGGTGTTAAAAAAGGTAAGACAATACCCGCTTCAAAGTTAAAAGCAGCTGCTAAGAAACCAGGAAAACTTGGACAAAGAGCAAGATTTGCTATAACATTGGGTAAATTAAGAAAAAAATAAGGAGAAACAATGGCTAAAAAAGAATCTTTTACAAAAGAGACAGATGTTAGCATTCCTTCTCAGAATCTTGAAAGAGATCCTAGAGGAAAAACACTTGCAGACGGTATGCAGTGGAACGTTATCCCAACTGGAGACAAAGTTGAGGTAAGAGGAACTAAAAGAATGCTGGCTGATAAGAAAAAAACTGCTAAGTGGTATTAAGCTATGTGGTTTAGTGCTATTAAATTAGCGATAAACGCTGGAAGTAAAATTTATGCCAATCGTCAAAAGACGAAAATGGCAATGTCAGATGCACAGTTAATGCACGCCGAGCGACAAGCGCGAGGTGAGGAAGCTTACCAGGGAAAATTGTTAGAAGTTCGTCAAAACGACTACAAGGACGAGGTGGTTTTAGCGATTTTAACGTTGCCCATTTTGGTGCTTGCTTGGGGGGTCTGGTCGGACGATCCGGCTGCTATGGAGAAGATAAAAACTTTCTTCGAGCATTTCCAGGCATTGCCGAGCTGGTTTACAAATTTGTGGATTCTCGTCTGCGCGAGTATTTTTGGTATAAAGGGTACACAAATATTTAGGAATGGGAAAAAATAAGGTAGACAACTATAATTAAAAACAATATAAATAGAACAAGGAGAAAAACTTATGAGACAAAATGGTGTTAGATCAAATGTAAGATTTCCATACAAAAAAGGTGGCTCGACTAAAAAGAAAAAACAAGGTTACGCTGCTAGAGAAGATGAGTCTTTAGGAATGAGACGTGGAAAAGAATCTGGTAAGAAACAATCTTTTAAAGCTAGAAGAGATGAATCTTATGGAGCTTGGGGAAAAAGAAAAGCTAAGTTCGGTCGTAAAAACAAAGTAAATAAATAAGGAGAAATCATGGCACAAAAATTTCATTCAACTTCAGGGAGACCTAGAGTAGCAGGTGATGCTTGGGCAACTGGAAGAGAGAGACTTAAGAGAGGTGGCAAAGCTAGAAAAAATACAAGACGTATGAACAGGCTAGAAGAACTAGGAAGAGTTGATGCGGAAAAAGCTTACACTAAAAAAGGTAAAAGAAATCTTAAGGCTGAGAAAAGAAGAGTCGTAAGAGAACTAAAAAGAGGTTAATATGAATAGAAGAGGAATTAACACTTCTATATTAATTAAAAACGGACCTACAAGTGCAGGTAACGGAAGAGGAATAACTCCTCCAACACCAGCTAGTTCAGGTTTGGCTCCAACTGGATCTGCTCATGCAGTTCCAATTAATGTAACTAAGGGTAGAAAGTCTACTAACTTTGATGGTTCAACTAAGAATATCACTTTAGTTGGTGCACGATCTAAAGTTTAATGTCTAGAAAAAATCTCCAAAAACTTCTTAAACAATTGAAAGGTGGAAAAAAGAAAAAACCACCTGTTAAAGCTTCTAGAACACTTGCTTTAGAAGGGAGAAAACATTTTAAACATGGTGGAGATAACTCTATGATTAGACAAGCTCAACAAAACTATAATGGAAGTTATGTTTCTGGAGACTTGGGAGGTGTTAAAGTAGGAAATAAATCTTACGCAAAATACTATTCTAATCCTGGATTTAAGATGCCTAAAATATAGATGCCTTTTAAATCTGAAAAACAAAGACGTTATCTCTGGAAAAACGAACCTAAGATAGCTAGAGAGTGGACGAAAGCATACGGAAGTAAACCAGTAGGAAAGAAAAAGAAAAGGAAAAAGAGTAAAAAAAATGATAAACACTTATAACTTATTTGCTGTCCCTGTATTTCATGGCAAGTTACCAGTCCCTGTAAAAATATATAATCAAATACTTAAATATATAGATGAAAACTGTACTGATGATAAGGTCACAGACACCATTTCATGTGTAAAAGGATTTCAAATTCATGATGAATTTGAGGGGAAAAAAGAACTTCATATTTTTTTACATAATTATTTAAGAAATATTTATTCTTTTAAACCATTAAATGGGTGGTTAAATATTTTAGGAAAAGATTCCCATAATAAACCACATATTCATCATGGGGAGGGGATTACTCATGCAGGGGTATTATATCTTTCTAATAATAGTAATAATATTTGCTTTGCTAGAGAGCATGAAGTGTTTGAAATAAAACCTAAAATTTTTGATTATATCATTTTTCCCTGTTATTTACTCCATTATGTATTACCTGGAGATAGAAGCAGTAAAAGAATTTCATATTCATTTAATTTAAAAAAGGAGTAAAAATGGACGAAATAGTACTAATAAGTAAAATACAAAGAATCTTAAAAGAACAATACCAACAAATTGGCGACGCTATGATAGCTGGAGGTATTGACAATATGGAAAAATATAAATATATGATGGGACAGGCACATGCCTATTTAAAAATATCACAGGATATCTCTAACCTGCTAAATAAGAAGGAGCAAAATGAAAAAGGAAGCGTCATCAAATTCAACACCAAAGATTAAATATGCTTTGGCAGAAAAATACCAAGAACAAGCTGATAAAAAACATCAGCAAGAATTAGATAGTTACGAACGTTTAAAAACAAAAGAATCATCTAAATTACCAAAACCAACTGGATGGAGATTATTAGTTCTTCCATTTAAAATGCCTGAAAAAACTAAGGGTGGTCTATACTTAGGTCAAGATACTTTAGAGCGTCAACAAGTTGCCTCTACATGTGGATTGATTTTAGAAACTGGCCCAGATATTTATAATGATAAAGAAAAATTTCCAGAAGGCCCCTGGTGCAAGAAGGGTGATTGGGTAATCTTTGCACGATATGCAGGGAGTAGAATTCAAATTGACGGGGGTGAAGTCCGTTTGCTAAATGATGATGAAGTATTAGCCACGATAGATAACCCCGAAGATATACTTCATCAATACTAAAACATAGATAGGAGAAAACTATGCCAGAAGAAGAAAAGAAAACAGTTGATATCGACACATCGGGTCCAGCAATGGATGTAGATATACCTGAACAGAAAGACGAAGCTGCGATTGAAGAAAAAGAGGTTGTTCAAAAAGAAGAATCTCCAATCAGAGAAGTGGTCGAAGAAAAAACTCCGGTAGAAACAACAGAGGTTGCTCCAGAAGAGACAGCCCCACAGAAAGATGTAAAAGAAAATAAAGATGAATTGAAAGATTATAGTGACAGCGTACAGAAAAGAATAGCTAAGCTAACTAAAAAATGGAGAGAAGCAGAACGTCAAAAAGATGAAGCTCTTTCTTATGCTCAAAGAGTAATGAAGGATAAGAGAGATACAGAAGCTAAACTCAAAAAAATAGAGCCTAACTTTATTTCTGTAACAGAAGAAGGTATCACTACAGGTATTGAAGCAGCTAAAGCACAACTTGCAGCAGCTAGAGAAGCACAAGATCTTGGCGCTGAAGCAACGGCAATGGCTAAAATATCTGAACTAGGATACAAACAAGCGAAGTTGAATGAGACTAAGGAAGCTCAGGCAGCTTTTGAAAAACAACAAAAGGAGAAAAAATCTGAGGTGTCTTTAAACAGACAAATGCCTTCTAGAAATCAACCTGATCCTAAAGCTGAGGCATGGAGCGAAAATAATTCATGGTTTGGACAGGATACAGCAATGACCTATACAGCGTTTGATCTACATAAAAAACTTGTAGAAACCGAAGGTTTTGATCCATCAAGTGACGAATATTATAAGGAAATTGATAAAAGAATAAGACTTGAATTTCCTCATAAATTTGATAAGAAGGAAGTAACGGAATCGACTAAACCACCACAAACAGTAGCTTCAGCGAAGCGAAGTGGAAAGACTGGTCGCAAAACAGTGAGACTCACGCCGTCTCAAGTTACAATCGCTAAAAAATTAGGTGTGCCACTTGAAGAGTATGCAAAACAATTAAACATCACGAAGGAGGCGTAAGCATATGAGTACAGAGAAAAAAACTTCCCGTGCGAGTCAAACAAGAGAAAAAACTTCTCGAAAAAAAGTTTGGACTCCACCATCATCTTTAGATGCACCCCCTGCACCGACAGGATTTCATCATAGATGGATAAGAGCCGAATCAATGGGATTTGAGGACTCTAAAAATGTTCAAGGTCGAATTAGATCTGGATATGAATTAGTTAGAGCGGATGAATACCCGGATGGCGAATATCCAGTTGTTGAAAACGGTAAATACAAGGGAGTGATCGGAGTTGGCGGCCTAGTGCTCGCTAGGGTACCTGAGGAGATTGTAAAACAACGTGCCGACTATTATGCAAAACAACAT